CCATGCCGTTGAGATAGGCGCGCGGTGCCTTGCCGCGATCCTTCCACGAGTAGTTGACCAGCGGAGACTTGCCGACCAGATCGATAATGGCCGCGCTCAACTCTGGCGGCATTAGACCGTCGTCGCCCTCGTCCATGCGCGCGTCGAGATTATCGACCGCCGCCCATGTGTCGTTGCCGACCACGCCGTCCGCGCTCAACTTTGCTGCCGCCTGGAAGCTCTTGACCTGTGCATCAGTGATCGCGCCGAAGTCGCCATCGGCTGGGACGAGGCCAAGCGTGATCTGCAGCGCCGCCACATCCGGCCCCTTGTCGCCCTTTTTGAGCTCGCGCCGCTCGGCTGGCGGCACTGGCGGCACTGGCCCGGCCGCGCTTGGCCAGACCAGCGCAATCACGCTGCTGATCGGAAAGCTCTGCGTGTTGATGGCGTCGCCCTGGTTGCCGCCGCGGCAGATGTAATTGCTGCCCGACGTGCTTTCGTACAGCGTGACATGCCCACCGCCCGAGCGCGTCATCACCACGATGCAGCCGAGCCGTGGCGACGCCAGGCGCACATAGCCGGGATCGCTCGCCCAGGCCTGCGCCCATAGGAACTTGTCGGTATCGGTCGGGCCGAACACCGGCCGGATGCCGGCCATGGTCATGCAATAGGAAACGGTGAGCCCGCACCATGGCACCGAGTCGTGATTGTATTGCGCGCAATAGTCCGCCATCTCGGGATAGGTGCGCGCGATCTCGGCCGCCATCGCCATAATCTTCGGATTGTCGGCGGCGCCCGGCGTCTCGACGATGCCGGTCATGGCGCGCATGACCGCCAGCCATTTCGGTGTTTCGTCCGCGCGCACGCGTGCAACCGCCTGCGGTGCCGCCATCATCATCTCCTGAATGTTCGGAAATTCTAGTCGCGCAGCGGAGGACAATCCGGTGGCGCCCACGTCGCAACCGACTTGCTTGCCCTAAGATACGCAGCGACACCATTGGTCACTCCAGTCCGCGCCCGCTCGGGCTGGCCGCGATCGTCCTTCATCCAGACCTCGAACATATGCATAACGTGATTCTTAAGGGCAGCGTCTAAAGCATCAGACATGATTGTACGAACTGTCTCTCGCATTGCAGGATCAGTACACATAACAGGAGTCGATTGCGCGCTTGCCATCTCGAACCCAATATTTGGCAACTGCGCCGCTGGACAGCACGTCCCAAGCAGCAACGCCGATCCTAGAACTGCTGTTTTTCTCGGACCGTTACATTTTGACATGCCTTCACCAGCGTTTCCCAGCGATCGATCTCTCGCTCCCATCGTTCGCTACTTTTGAGCCACACAAATCCCAGCATCACCATAAAAAGTGCATTGAAAATCAGAAGCGCCAAAATAACCGGCGTCGACTTGAGTGCTTCAATCGCAGCACCGGCCGCCTTGCCAACCTCTTCCGCCGGTCCACCAGGATTCATCTAGAGGCTCCCATCAGGGACTTTACCATCGCTGGCATCACGAAGAGCGTGCGAGATGCTGTTCTCTCCATGATACGGCACCCGAGATCACGTCTGCACCACGGCCGTTGTTCATTCGATCGTGTGCAAATCGCGTCCTACGCTAATGCCTTCATGATTACAGCAACAGTTTCCGGTCCGGCCCAGCCGTCAGCATTAAGCCCGTTCGCCTTCTGAAATGCAGCCACCGCCTTGTTGGTCGCCGCACCATATTCACCGTCAATATCAAGCTTCGCATTATTCAGTTTGTTGAGCGATTCCTGCAACCACGACATGCTACCGACTGAATAACTACCTGATTGTGCTGGCGCTGCGCTGGATGGTTTTGCTCCACCGATCGCATTGGTAACCTCACGAATAAGATCAACTGCTTTACCAACCTCATCGCGCCTAGACAGCAACAGCATGGCAACTTTGATCATCGATCCAAAGTCCACGACACTCTCCTTTCATTTCGATTCTTCATCCAACTCTTTTTGCAGTTTCTGTAACGGAGCCTTCAAATGTTCCGGCAGATTGTCGATATCGACCGGCGTACTATTTTCAGACTGTAATTTGTAGACTGCCTTGGTCTGTTGGTTCAATTCGACCACCTGCTGCCGCAACACCGTGATACGCTCATCAATCACCGGCATTTTTGTCAGTATTTCGCCAATCTTATCCAGACTACGTTCCAAATTAGCGATCCGCGCCAGCGTCGAATGCACCTGCCGCCCTCCTACCGCATCAAGCACTTCCACATGCGCAGCCAATTCTGTGACCTTCTGATCGAGATGTGCTCCCCACACCAAAGCAAGCACAACCTGTCCCAGCAAAAACAGGATAAACGCTACAGCGCTTTTGTTGTCGTTGAGCATCTCCCACATTGCGGAGCCTTATCTCTCGACCACCTTGTCATGGTCCTTCAGCGTCCCCTCTGCGATCTCTACCGATGTCACCACCTTTTTGACGTCAGACATATCCGCCACTTTGGCGATCTGCGCCGTCTTCGAGTTCGCCACGAACTGCCAGATCATTGCACCAAGCAGAATTATACCAACAAGCGTGTTGATCACCATGTCGGTCATCGGTCCGACCAGATCAGCGGCAACGAGCCCGCGCGCGCTGAACCATGCCACGACGCTCGGAACAAAAATGCGCAGCACCCCGGTGAGCTGTTCCTTATCCATCAGGCTCCGCTACTTCTTTGTTTTTACGCTTGTGCTCCTCAATCGCGGCATCAACGGCATTGCGATAGCGCACGAACAGTTCGATCTCCGTGCGCAGCGCCTTGATCCGATACCCCATCAATCGCTCGGCGCTTTCGCTGATGACATTACCTGGTCGCCTCACCATTGCAGCAGCGAACGTCCACGCCCTTTATAATTTGGCTCGTAAAGCATCCAATCAGACCGTGCCTTGAGATAATTGTTTTCCAACAACGTCACCTTCTGCTGCCAAGTTGTCTGGTCGTCCTTGCAGTTTCCCCACGCCGAATAAACCATCTCACCCGACGACACCCAGCGATTGTCTCCAAGCCGGACCACCTTGCTCACTTCACACGTTGCGCGCGGACTTCGTAGCTGATGCTTCTCTACCTGCAAAAAATTGTCGCCTGCAAGGCAGCCGCCACGGGAATAGATCAAAACATCAGGCTCGTACTCCCAGCGCACCACCCCACACCAGAGACCTAAGACCAACGCTGGTAGTTCGGGAATCATTTGCCACCCATCAACGTCTTGAGGTGCTCCCAATCCAGGTCGACGCATTTTGCCAGCAGTTTCTGCGCGTCGGCGTTGGCCTTGTAGACCTGCTCCAGCGCGTTACCGCCGGTCCAGAAGATATAGGCCAGCAGTGCAAAGTTCATGACGACGAGGGCAAGCGCGAGCGGCTGCGTTCGCATGATATCGAAGAAGCCGCCGACCGCTTTGCTGGTTTCTCCGATGGCGCTCATGGTAGTTCCGACCAGTGCTCGAAGCCGAGCCAGCCCACAAATGCGAGCGCCAGCAGGATCACGACAACGACCGCGATCCAGGGCAATGCCGCTCTGGTGTTTGGGGTCATAGCGACGTGCTGTAGTTGACGTTCAATGTGTCCCCGTTCACCACCGCCTTGTCGCCGGTCGAGAACGTGCCGGCCGACCACAGCACGCCGGCGGTGTTGTCCTTGGTATTGAGCGCGCCGCTGCCGAAGCAGAGGAACGCGCCCTTGACGGTTCCGGTGCCGGTGATGGCGAAAGACAGCGCCGCCGACAGCGCCTTTCCTCCTGCCGTGGCGGCTGACCAGGCTGCGGTTTTGCGATTGCCGGTATAGGTCGGGGCATTGGCGCCGCCGGCCTCGAGCCAGCCGGCATGCGACGCCATGGTGTCGGCTGCAGAGACCGCCGAATATGAGGTCGACGAGACCAGGCTCATGAACGGCCCGGTCACGGTGTAGGCTGACCCAGCGAGGAAGGTATCAAGCGCCAGGTTCTTGCCGACGGTTGTGACCACGTTCTCGATCGTGTCGCGCCATTTCAGTTGGCCATCAGCGCCGATGCATTCGATCTCGTAGCGACCATGCGCGGCGGCGCTTTCATCAAGACCAGTGCCGCGGACCACGGATGCGTCATTGCATTCGCGCGCTTGCGCGCGTTCCTCGGTCATGGGTTTTTCTCCTTTGAATTACCAGCCGGACGCGAAGCCAGAAGGCACGGTGCCGTTAAATGCAGTGGCGCCGAAATTCGCGGTAACTACCTGCCCGTTGGTGAACGCAGACGAGAACCAGGGAAATAGTGCTCCAGCAATGGTGCTATAATTAATTCCACCAGTTCCCGTCGCCGGATTGTTGGCTGTTCCGCTCAGCGCATTCCAGCTTCCAGATGCGCCAACTCTGAACCAGATCAGAGTATTCGTTAAATCGATAGCAATGCCGAGGATAGCGCCCCCGCCAAGACCCGGTAGCGACCAGCTTCCTTGCAGCGAATTATTCAGCCAAACAGAGCCGCCTGCGTTGAGCCCAATAGCGTTGGTCGTAGTTCCCGCAGATAAAACAGCAGATGAAAGAGCAAGCCCAACATAGCCGGAGGACAATGTGGTAGTTGTAATCTCGAAATAGCGTTTGCCTGAACTGTATGAACTGATGGCACGCACACCGGCACCACCACCAACTGCCGAAGTTGCAGTTAGGTCACCGCCGGTGAGGTTTATGCCGCTCTTATCCGACGGATTCCAGGTCGTGAAAGCCGGTGGCGATGTAGTTGTGCCATCCTCCACCGAGAGGGCGGTGGCCGCCTCGGCGATTTCGCCTAGGTAGGCGAGCCCAGACTCAACGACATCTGCCGCGCTCGCCGCCTCGAGCATGATCTCGCCGAGGTAGGCGTCGACGAGCTCGGCGACCGAGGCCGGGTCGTCGACCAGCGTAGCGAAAACAACATTGCCGGTCCCCAGCGCGTCCACCGCCGCGGCAGTTTCTGCAATCGCGGCCGCAATTGCCCTTCGTGGCGGGCGCACACTGACACTGCAGATCAGCATTCAAATGTCACCGCTCACGATGCCAGCCGGAAAATATCCGGCACGCGCAAAAACTTCTTCCCATGTCTCACCGTCGTCGGTGGAGCAGAATACGACCGACGGCTTCTGAAATGTCGGCGCGGAGAGCTCGCGCATTCCAAGCACGTTCCAGACCCCACCGGCGAAGCTGACACCCCAAACTATCTCAACCGGAAAAGATGCGCTGCTATTGGTGACCTTGCCGTCGTCGGCCTTGCTTTCGATCTTGACCGTGTTGCCGATGTCAAGAATCGGGCCGCTGATTTTCCATCCCGTCAATCCGCCTGGTGTCATAAAAATTTTCTTGTTCGGATCATAAGCCTGAAATCCATCAGGCACCTTGCCATCTTTGCCGCCTCTGTTCTCTGGCTTGGTGGCATGAGCTAGAAGCATCTGGGTTATTTGTTTGTCGATTTCATCGGTTTGTTCACTGCTGAATGAAATTAATTCCGCAACCAGATTCCAGCTGCGCCCGTCGGATGAACTCCAGAGCTGGCGTTGAGCCAGTATGTCCCCACTGTCAATGGTGGCGGCCGAGGCAGCAAAAAATGCACGTTCGTCCGGGTCCCACACAATCCCCATAAGACCATACGCGCCGACATTGTCATAAGGTTTGGTAAAAACATTAGACCACTGCTGGGCGTTGTTCGAATAGCGCATCTCTATAGAACTGCTCGCACCTCCGCCCGCCAAAAATACTGGAGTGCCGCCAACTTCAATAATCGACTCGCCGACCGTCGTCGGTGTGCCATTGACAAGCGCATATGACATGCAACGAAACGCTACGGCTTTGGTCTCGACGACCGTGGTCCAGGTCTGCGGCAAAATGTTTGCGGTGTCTTCGGATGGCTTGCCTCGGTAGATGCGGCCGATGGTATTCTCATCGTCGGCCACCTCGACGCCCACAGCAACGATCGCACCCCCGCCCCAATGAACATTCACGATCCGCGTCAGAATATCTTGACTGAGCGCCATCAGATATCCGTGCGCACGAATGGCAACGTCACCGACAACCCAGACGGCTCGGCGTTGTCGGACTGCGTCACCCGCAGCGCATAGTGATCGCCCTCGGCGAAGTCGGTGGCAGCCGGAATGTTGAAGTCGCCAGCCTGCCCGCCAGCGGTATCGATGTCGCCCGCGGCATCGAACGTGATGGTGCCGATCTCGGTGCCGTTCTTCTCGATCGACAGGATGATATCGGTCGCGCCGGTCGAGTCGTTGCCGACATCGAGGTAGGCATAAGCATGTTCGTTCCCAGAACCCAGGCGCATCGTCCGGTTGGCTATACCTTGGAAAAACAACTCGTCCGGCTCGCGCTGGATGCTACCGGGCACGAAGATCGCGGCGTCGTAATTGACATCTCGCAGCGGCATCCAAAGCTGATACAGCGGATTTCCTGCGGTGCTCCCATCGGTGGCGTCGGGATCAAAGTCTGCGGGATATGCCGGCGACGTGTGCGGCTCGAGCACTTGATAAAAACCATTGCCGGCCGTGAACAAATTGCCCGGCACGTAGGGCGTGCTGTTCATCCACGCCCCGACATATTGCAAAGTGGTAACTGGCAATGGAATGACTTGCGTCGTTGCATCGGTGTAATGGAACGTCATGCTGCTCGAGGTATAGGTCACGAAGTCGATACGCTTGCCTTCGGCCAGGTCGGCATTCAGGGCGACGACGCGCTGATCGAGATCGTGGAAATTGCCATCGACCTGGGCAGCACTGTTCGGCGTGCCGGTGCCGGCACCCCACGCGCCCGTCGTGACATAAACGATTGTCATTCGCCTTCCTTAGCCTCTGCGTTCTTTCTGATCTCATCGTGCTTGCGGATTTCGGTATTCACGCGCTCGATTTCGCGGGCATACCAAACCGCGGTCTGGTAGCTATCGCCCTTGGAGCTCTTCTCACCACCAATGACGCCCGGATCGGTGCCGGCGCGACCATCAACGGCCGGCTGTTTGCCGCCGCGGTGCCAGATTTTATTGGTGACTTCGACATCGACGAAATTATCGCGGTTGACCGAGCCGTCATCGTTCTCTTGATAGACCCGCACCTCGTCAAACCGCCGCTGCGTTTCAACCTGATGTGATGTCGCCGTGCTGCTGCTCCAGCTCGTTGTAAGATTGACCTCCTTGGCGGGATTGCCTCTGATCGTACAGAATCCCTTCGCCGGATCATCCGCAGGCGGCAGTGATCGCGCCGGCTGCGGCCGGATGTCGGGCAGCACGACCGGGCGGACGACAATTTCAAATCCCGCCATCAGACTGCCTCCAGATCAATACCGGTCGGGATCATTAGGTCGGTCACTTGCAGTTCATAGTCCGTCGAGAATTCGCGCGTCATGCTCTTGAGTTTGAATTTGGCGCGGGTCTCGTAGGGCGGAAGGATGACGTTCTTGATCCATTCAGATCGCGCCGCCATCTGATTTTGCAGTTCATCATTTGATGTCGGGCCACTGAAATTGACAGGCGGGTCGCCGTCTTCCTCATGCTCTGGCTCCGGACCATATTCAACGATCAGATCGGTCTCGATGACATCCTCTGCTCTAAGCGCCGATAGAAAATCGATGCCATCATCATTTGGGGTGGCTGCAGGCGGTTGATAGCCGACCGACGTATCGAGCGGAAACAGAACCACCCGGTTGACGAATTGCTGATAGTCCGGGCCGGCGTAATCAATCGTGCAATAGGTTGGCGTGCCATCCGCCGCTGCAACGCTGCCGCCATAGCCGATCGTGCAACCGATCTTGACCTCGCACTTGATCTGGCCATCCGCGCCATCGAGCGCAATCGAATAGCCGATGATCTTGCCCGTTGCCTCGCCGACGCGCGGCTCGGCCAGGAATGCGCTCTTGCGCAACGTGACTTCCGGCATGCGCGCCAGCTTGGGTATGAATGCGATCTCGACGACGCGCGCCCGCTTCATCAGATGCGCCCGCGCCAGCGCGATCAAGTGCTCGATGCTTCGATTGCCGCGCTCGGTCGCGATATAGGACCGCCGCGCCGGCTCGCCGATGATAGGCGGCTGGCCATCGATAACTTCGCTCAGATTGACCGAGCGGATATCATCGATCCGCAGAGCTTCGCCATCCTCGGGATCAGTCAGGATAGGCTGCACATCGGCAACCAATGTAAGCGACACCTTCTCGGTATATTGCCGCTCGGCGCTGTAGCCTGCCACCAGCGTCGGCTTGATGGCTTGCACCACAACCACCGCGAACGAATCGGAATAACTGCTATTGGTCGACGACACATAGTCGACGCCATCACCATCCTTGGAATGACTTGAGCTGCTTGTGGCGTTGGTGACGATCTTCCCATAACTGACGACATTGCGAGCAGATCTGAGAGTAGTGTTTGACGATGACCAGTGCGCCTCGGACGTGCTGCCATCCGCGAATTTAACGATCCCGCCGCCACCCCTGCTCTCGGTATGCGTTTGCGTATCAACAATGTCCTGTGCGTGTGCGTCGGCAACCTCCCAACCGTCGCCGATGCCGGCCTTGTTCTTTGGCCAGTCCGCGGCATTCAAATTGATTTCACCTCCGAATACCCTCGGCCAATGCGAGATCAGATATTGGGTCAGATCGACCGTGCCATTCGCCTGCTGGGTCCAGGTGAATTCGGCATTGATATCGACGCGCGAGAGCGGCCCGCTGGTCAGCGACAGGCCGAGGCCGTCATAAAGCACATCGCCATTCACGCAGAGGAATTCGACCAAGCCGTCTTCGCCGCTGATCTCGTCCGAGACGGTGACGACATGGGTCTCGCGATCATAATGCCAGATCTTGGTATAGCCCTCGAGCACGACCTCCGGGTCATCGCGCCGATCAGGATCGATCATGGCCTCGTCGTAATACGGCAGCACCCGCAGCGTATTGGCCAGCGCCTCCTTCTGTGTCACCACATCGACCGGCCGCGCGACGAATTCCAATGTCACCAAGTCCTCGAACATGCTGGTGGGAATGCCAACCAGCCGGCCGCGAAACTTGATCAGCGCCGGGCCGCAGTCGAGTGCGAACCACGCCCAGATCTTGCGACCGGGACCGAGCAACCCGATCGGATCGCCGGCCTCATTGCGCGGCCGGCGGACGACCACGGTCAGGTTGGCCGGATCGCCCTCGTCCTGCGCCAGCGTGAACGAAAACACGCTCTCATCCCAGCGCATGTGCCCGACGGTGAACGTCGTCTCACTGGCATCGACCCAGGCGAAATAGGGCAGGCCGGCGGGCATCGCTTTACGGCGTCCTCTGCTCGGCCTCGAGCTGCCAGGCCACCTCGGCCGCCCATTCGTCGCGCGACGTGTTCCAGGTTGTGACCTTGGCAAGGATGATCAGCACGTCGCCGGTCGTGTTGGCGGCACCGAGGCCGGGAATGCAGGTAATGGTCACGTCTTGCCCCGGCCAGATATCAGTGAGTTCGGGCGCCTCGTGATCGGTGCAGGTAATCGAGACCTTGTACTGCCGGAACTGCGCCAGCGAGATGTCGGCGAGCGCGCCGCGGCAATCACGCGCCAACGCCGCCGCCTGCTCGATCGGCGCGAGCGTCATGGTGATGCCGCGCACGGCATATTGCGAGAAGTCGATGTCGTCGATCGCGAGCAGTGTGTAGGGCGGATGAGCCATCAGGAATACCGGCTCGGCTTGCGGCCGCCGGAACGGACCTGTGCCAGCGCCGCGGCCTTTTGCAGTTCACCGATCACCGCAGACGAGGCGCGCAGGCCGCCGATGGGCGGCAGACCGGGGAATTGAATGGTGACATGGCTCATGCCGCCGACCGGGCCGCCGCTGGCGAACGCCGGCAGCGACCGTGGCACCAGGCCGCCAAGCGCGAACCGACCCAAACCGTCGAGCACGCCGCGCAGGTTGCCGCCCGAGCGCCGCAGCGCCTCCAGCAACGCCAGCATGCCAGGCTGTGCCACCGTCCGCGCCGGCATGATGTGTTCGCCACGCGAGACCCAGGCGAGATTGCTGTCGGAGGTGCCGGTGCCGCGCCCGCCGAGCAATCCACCCTCCGCTAAACGAGGTGGGCGCTGCGACTCCAGGGACGGAATCGAGGTCGGGCGAGGAAGGTTAGCAAAATAACTAGCCTTGGCGGCGGCGGCATCGGCGGCGGCGGCGGCGCGTGTGTATGCCAGCGCGAGATTGTTCACATCCAGCACAAGAGTCTGCGTCGGGGTGCTCGCGCTCGCGAGTTTGTCAGCTGATGACTTCAGGTTTCCGGCGGCCAGCGAGGCTGTGCCCAATCCTTGCGCCGCCTGCGCACCCGCTTGTCCTGTTTGCTGCAATGCTTGGCTAGTTGTATTAGCTGCCTGCGTGGTCTGCTGCGCGGCCTGCTGGCCTGCTTTCCCGAGCTGATCCCATGCTTCTTTAACTTTTTGTGCTGCTGCAGCCTGTTGTTCTGCTGGAGCGGAGAATAGATTAAAGGCCGCCTTCAGCACGTTAAACTCAGCAATAATTTCCGCAATATCGCCTTTGAGTTTTCTAATTTCTTCGGTCAAAAACCCGAAAACCGGCGTGACTATCGGCGCAATGCTTTGCTTGAGTTCGGCCCACGCCTGGTTCAGTTGCCTCAACGCCTGTTCATACTTGGCTGCCGCAATGATCTGCTCCTGGGTTGCCGGGGCGATCTGACCAAGAGCACTGGCAAAATTGTTCGCGTTGAGAGTGCCGGTTTGCAAGCCGGCGATCACTTGAGCGCCAAGAGTATTATCTAATACCGACATTGCCAGTTGGGTGCGCTGCACACTATCCGGCATGGTTTGCAGTTGGGCGATGAATCTTTGCAATGCCCCAGTGATGCCAGTAAGGTTTGTAAGGTTTGTGGTGAAATCAGAAAATACCGTAATGACAGAACTGGGCACCAAACCTGCAGCGAGCGATTCTTTCAACTTTGCCAAGCCTGGCGCAATCGCATCGGTAGATATGCCGGCTTGCCCAAGAACCTTTTGCAATTTGTCAAATTGCTGCGCCGTCAAATCCAGCTTCGCGCCCTCGGCGGTCAGCTCGCTAAGCGACTTTGCCGCATCGTTCCCGAACTTGATAATAGCTCCAGCCGCAACGCCGGCTGCAATACCAACAGGCCCAAACGAACGGGCCAGAACGCCAAACAACCCGAGCGATTTTGTCATCCGGGTGGCCATGCGAGTGACGGCAGTGCCAAGACTTTCGAATGCTCCCTCGACCTTCTTGACGCCTTGGACGACCTGCTCGAACACCACCGCATTTTCCGCGGCTGACTTAACCTTATTGAATGCCGCCTGGCCCTTATCACCGAGATCGTCGAATTGCGCTGATGTTGAGCTGAGATTGACTTGATCGGCTGCGTCCTGGATGTCGCTGAATGACTTCTGGCCAGCCTTGCCGATATCCGCGAGTTGCCGCGTGACCTCATCGCCGCCATCAAGTCCGATCTCTATCGAGATTTTGTCTGCCATGACGCACTAATTTTCCTTGAAGTGCTGGAGAAACAATTCGCCAATGCGGGCGGCATGTTCCTCGACGATCTCGGTGATGCGGAATTTCTTCGGGATGCGAACCGACGGCACGCCAACGTAGAGCGGCTTACGGTTGCGATCGTGATCGTTGGCATCGAACAGCATCGGGTGACCACGCACCGTAGCGGAGACCAGTTTCTTGCCCGAACGGCTCGCCGGCGGTCCGCCCGGTGTGGTCGGTATCCACAGCAACGGCCGACCTTGAATCGTTGCGCCGTGCTCGAACACACCGGCGAGTCCGCCCATCGAATGAAAGATGATAGCCTTGGCCTGCAAGGATGGCTCGCCGCCTTCCTTTGCACCCTTGATCCGTTTTTTCAGTCCTGCCTGCCATTTACTTCCAAACCGACCGGCGCTCGCGATGTTGCTGCGCCCTTCCTCGACCGCATCGTCCGCCGCCTCGCGCAAGGCCGCAACCGCCGCCGTGGCGACCGACCGTTGCTTGTCGCGAATCAGTTCGATCACGCCAAATGGATCGGCCTTGACTGTGAACTTCATGGCCATTTACTTTTCACCCTGATCGATGTGATCAAGTTGATGACTGAATTCGAGATAGGCCCACATCTGCCGCGGCGTCAGCGTCATTGCATATTGGGGTGGGAAGCCGCGTCGGATAAGGGCTGTGATGGCAATGGCGATTTCCGCAAGCGCACTTTGATCGGCTTTGCTCCTTCGTCCGCGCTTGTGACGAGCGTCGTCAACCTCTCGACGAAGGAGACTAGTCCGTTTGGGAAGGTTAGTCCGATAATTGCTTTCAATAAAATCAATTGATTTTCGGCCAATAGCATTCTGGCGCGCTGCTCGTATTGCTCGTCGCCGAGGTGCCCGCAACCGGCGGCAATGATCGGCCCGATCGCGGCACCGAAACGCTCGATCAATCGCGTCCCGACCTTGCCGCCACTCAGTAATGTTCCGAGTTCAGGGAACCGCGCGATAATCGACGCGATGCCATCACCATGCAGTCCATGCACGATGATCCGCTTGCCATCGATCTTGACCACCTCGACCGCCGTCGAAGGCGCAATGTCCAGAAGGTCTGCCATGGTGTTTTCCTACGCTGTTGTGGTCTCGTCCCTAACTGTCCACTTGCCAAAGGAACCATCGGCACCTTTCTGCACCTCGGCCTCGATCTCGATCGTTGTGAAGTCGTCGCCATCGGTGATGAAACTGAAATCCCCGGATGGCACAAACGACACGGTTGCGTCGAAGTCGACCTGCTGGCCGATATCATTGGTCCCGACGATCTTGATATCGCCGGTGAACTCTGGCTTCGATAGGCCACTCAGGACGGTGTTGCCGTCGGTATCGATGCTTACCCCGGCAAGCGCGAAGAATGCAAGATTCTGGCCGTTGATCTCGTCGAGGGTGAACTTGATGGTTGCGGCAAGTGATGTAATCGCCGTAAAATCCTTAGTTTTCACGCCTTCGCGGGAGCTAAAATGCTCTTTTTTTTCAACAGCCGGCGTGTAGACGAACGACGGCGCATTGCCGAGGTCGGTGTAGGTCGAAGCGCCGTCCTCCTTGAACGAGACGATACCTTTGCCAATATGATAGTTCTGCACATTGGGTGACGTGGGCATGGCGGTATTCTCCTTTCTAGAGATCGTCGGGCTTGAGCGTGTACTTGAACAGAAATTGCGCGGTTAATGCTGCAAAGCCTGTGCGCGTCCATCCGACATCGGTCTGACACCCGAGATAGCGGATTGCACCGTTGCCGTGGCGCCCGGTTTTCACGATCTGCTCGTTGAGTTCGGTGTCGGTCAGCACCCGCTTGATCAGCTCGCGGCGAAACGTAGTAACGATCGAGCCGAGCACGACGTTGTCATCTTGCACTTGAACAACGATGCCGGGTGTCATCTGCACATTATATGGCCGATGCGATTGCTTCATTGACACGTCACCCGCGCCATCGGATTCCTCGTCGCCGTCGAGCACGATTGCCGCCGGCAACTCAGCCTCAATGAGGTCAATGTTGTTGCGATGCACCGAGCGGATGTTCGGAAGTGTGCCGACCACCTCGAGCAGCCGCGCCAAGATGTCCTCGCGCACGTCAGCCATTGGTCGACTCGATCGCATTCAGCAGGAACAGCACCTCGCCGAGGTCTTCACCGTTCGGACTGCCGGTCAATTCATAGGATCGCACTGTCCAACTGCGGCCGTTAAACGTCAGCACCGATCCTTTGTAAGCCTCGCGCGCAATACCTTTGCCGTCGAGCTCGGGGATGCGGGCATAAGCGCCAGGCCCGACGCTGCGCACTTCCACGCTGCCGCTGGTCTGGGTCTTCCGCCGGGTCTCGTCGATCACGGTGAGAGCGACCTCGCCCGCGGTCCCGGCAAGAGTCAGCGTCGCCGGCACGCCGATCACCGCAAAGACTGGGTCATAGAGGCCCGCGCTATAGTCGATCATCGCCATTCCCTGCGGAACGCAAACGTCCCGATGTCCTCGCGGCCGAGTTCGGTCTCGACCTTGCTTTCCGACACCAGCACAAAGCCGCACTGCTTCATCGCAAACACCAGGCCGTCGCGTGAAAAATACCAGCAATGCTCGTCCGGCTTGAAGTGCTTGCTGCCCAGCACATGCTCGGCGTCGCGGAAGATCGGCAGGGACGTGAACACCCAATCCTTCACATTGGCCAGCAGCGACTGAAAATCCGGGATATGCTCGAGTACATCCCACAGCGTGACAGCATCGAACGAAACCAGGTGCGGATCGACCAGCAGCATCCGCTGCTCGAGCCAGGCGAGGCCGGCGGGGTTGACATCGTAGCCGTAGGTGGTGCGGCGACGCGACCGCCGCGCTTCGATGAACGCACCCGAGCCGATACCGACATCGATCAGTGCTCCTCTGTAATGCTGCTCGACGAAGTTGCACCGCGCCTGCATCAACGCGCGTCCGAGGTCGCTATTGGCATTGCGATCGAAACTGTCGAAGTAGTCCTGATCGTAGGGCGCGAACCCGACCTCGACCGGATAATGACCGATGCCGAGCTCGGGCCACCAGGTCAGGCGGCGACGCGAGAACTGCTCAACCAGCGAGCAAACCGGCCGACCGGATCGGTAATTTTCTTGTCGCAGACGTGCAGCATGTTCGTGCATCGGCAGAAGTGCTCCGGCATGAGAAACGCAATACGGCTCGTATCAAGCCGCGGATCGGTGATCTTCTCGGGTGCGTTGTGGCCGCCGTGGCCGCCCAGCACCACGAAGGTGTTGACCTTGAGCGCGAGCCCGGCCGGGACGATCCAGCCGACCCCACCAATGACGATGTCGGCGTCGCGCACCAGCGCGAGCAGCTCGCGCACCGCCAGCTCGCCAAACACGAAGTGATGGTGCGCCGGCGGCAGTTCGCCCACCGCCCATTCCTCGCCCGGCGAAAGGTCGGCGACCGCGACCACGGTGTGGGTCGCCATCAGTTCGTGGGCGAGCGCATTGACGTATTCCGGTCGCGGGTTGCGCGCCTCGTTACGCCATTCGCTGCGCACGGTCACCGGCCGGACCACCGCGATCGGCCGCTCCGACTTGACCGGCGATGGCCCCATCTCAGGCAGATCGAACAGCGCCGGATCGAAGCCGACCTTCAGCGCCGACCATCGACGCTCGAGCGAATTGATAATCGAGGTCGCCGAGATGTCGCGGCCATAGCTGACCTTGATTTCGCGCATCGGCACCGGGAACGATCGCATCCACCGATCGGGCGGCTGCCGCGCCATGTTCTTCTGCTGAGTACGCAGCTTGCGCGATCCGCGGATGAACTTGATGTCGAGATCGGCATAGAGCTCGGGCCACGGCGTTTCGAGGTGGATCTCGTATTGCTTCGCCGCCGCGCGCACGAACGGGCGCTGGTATACGTTGTCCCCAAGGCCCCAGAGTCCGTGGACGAGAACCGGCTTAGGCCGCATGCCGCTCGCTCAGCACGTCTTCCAGATCGATAATCGGCCACAGATCGGCATAAGCGCTGCCGGGACTGGCGTTCCATAACGTGATGCCCATGGTCCGCAGCGGCTCGACCATGGTGGCAAGATCGGCCCGGTGGCGATCATAGCGTTCCGGCTTCGGCGACCAACGATGCGGCTTGTGGTGCCAGGTCCGGCCGTCTGCGGCCGATTTCCCGTCGGCACCGAGCCAGACGATGGTGCCGCCCGGCCCGACCAGATGCGCCGCCAGGTTGGTCGCCGCCGTCAGCGAGGTCCATTTCTGCATCAGGCTGTCGCGCTCGAGCGCGAGCCCCGGCGGCTTGGTGCTGCGGCACATCAGCACCTTCTTATCTTCCGAGCACATGCGCGAGACGGTGACGACGCGACCGCGGAAGTTCGCCACCGCCGCCCGGTTGTCGGGCTCGTGCCACCAGCGCCAGTCGCCGAAATAGAGAAAGTCCGCCCATGGCAACTTGTAGACGCTGGAATTGATCGCGATCACCCGGCGGCCGCGCAGCGCCTCCAGATCCACCCCGAGCACCGACGGCCCGCCGCCGACGATGAACACGGTCTCGCCCGGCCATTCGCGCGAGACCGACCAGAATGCAGGCTCACGCGACATAGAGGCGCCGGTAGGGTTGGATCAGGTTCACCACGGGCGCCGACAGATAGCCCGACGATGAGGTCGCCAATGATGGTGTGAAATAGCTCACGCGGGTGTCGCCGTGCTGCAGCTCGCGGATACTGGGATCACGTGAGCCGACGGTGCGGCCCTCGCTGACCGCCTGGATCACTGCCTGCTGCAGCCGCGCCGGTGCGCCTTCCGGCAGGTCGTAGCCGCCGCTATAGAGCACGGCGACCACCGTCTCCGCCCAGCACCCGCTGGTCCACAGCCGGCCACTGTCGGGATCGAACTCATAGTCGGCCGCGGTCGCGCCGGCGGTCGAGACCTCGGCGACCTCGACCACCGGATAAAGCGAGAGCGTCAGCGCCTGCCGCGGCAGCATGTTCTCATTGCGATCGAAGGTGAAGGTCTCGAGCGCCTCGGCCAGGCCGAAACGGCGGTTGCAATATTCTGCAATGATGCGTGACTGCATCGTGATGGCGGCTTGCAACGCCGCATCCTCGGCGGTGCCCTCGATCTCGAGCGCAAGCTTGAGGTCGGCGAGGCTAATCAGGTCAGGCCCGGCGCTGTCGGTCGACTCGCTGAGGATTTCAAGGATCGAATGCATCACTTCAACCTGAGCGGCTCGAGCGCGCGTTTCTCGTCCGTCCGCGCGTCGCGGCCGTCGCTGCCGCGCTTGACGGCGAGGCGCCAATCGTCCGACTTGCCTGGCTTGGCGCTGGTCTCGGCCTGGGCGATGAAGAACGAGCCGCCGAGCGTGACGCCATCGCCGACGACATAGGTCGCGCCCTCCCGCCAAACCCCGGCATCGAGGACGATGGCGGTCTTGATCTCATGCACGGTGTCGCCGATGGCCCAGCGCAAGGTGCGGCCGCCGTCCGGCGTCATGACCGTGGCGGTCTTGAGTGCCCGCCCGACTTGCTCGGCGGCGTAGTCCTGCAGGTAAGTCAGGTCGGCGGCGTTGCGGCCGGGCTCGCCCTTGGCGCCGCGCTCGCCATCCTTGCCGGCGATACCGGATGGCCCCACGGCGCCTTGCTCGCCCGGTTCGCCGCGCTCGCCCTTGGCGCCGGTCTCGCCTTGTGGCCCGCACTTGCCTTCCGGCCCAGTGTCTCCCGGCGGCCCCGGCATGCGCGCCAGGGTGCGGACCTCGGCCAGGGCGCGATGGCACATGGCCAAGCAAACGCCAAAGCCCTCGATCAGCGTATACATGGGCGCGGGAATCATCGGTTTCTCGCTCATGCCGCCCCCTAACTGAAAATCACATCGGCGCGCGCTTGCGTCAGGATGCCATCGGTGACGAGCGAGGTTTTCAGCGTCGTCACGTTCTTTTTCGACATTTTGATTGAACCCATGAACGCGACCACATCCCAGTTCTTTGCATTGCCTGCGGTCTGCCGCCACGTTTGCGCGGTGGCCGCGCGATACTCTGCATTAGTAAAGCGCCCGATCCACTCTGTGACCGCCAGCGTGGTCGGCGTGTCGATCGGGATGGTGGCAACCACGTTGTTGCCGGCGTCGATCTGCGGCTGTGTTGCGCCTGCACCCGGCGTCCATTTCCAGGTCGAGCGATCGTCAGATTTGCCGACACTACAACTATCAATCGGGCTGACCTCGGCAATGGCATCGTAGAGCGTTCCTGCATCCATCACATCCATCCGACGAATGTTAGACCGTTTGCCCGAGTAACTGGATCGCCGTCGTCGCCGTAAAAAACCGAGGTAGCGCCTGTAGTGGTGTATTCCAGCGCCTGGACATAATTGAAGCCCAGAACGGGAGCACCCATTAAGATTGCGACCGGCCATCCGTTTAACCCACCAAAACCCATGGCCGTGGCCCCCGGCACGGGAGCAGTCGAACTGTTGAGGCCAATTCCATGAAAAGATGTACTTCCTCCATCAAGCCTGCCGCCGAACGTCGAAGTATAAGCGTCTTCCGCGAGCCCCTTCACGAACGAGCAACGCATCGCGGCGGAGCTATCGCTATTCTGCCACGCGCCGCTAGTGGCGATTGACCAGCTATCTTTGCTATTACTCGAACGCGATGTGACCTGGCGCCGATTGTAGGCATTCCAGACGCCGAGGAAGCCCGCCGTTCCGCCGCTCGCGGTCGCCCCGTAAATCCAATCGATCTGGGACGATGCATTGCTGCGCACCGTGCCGACATAAGTGCCCCTGGATGCCGCTGGACCGTTGGTGATGGCGGCGTTGTTGAGCCATACGCCATTGACCATTGTGAGCGCGGTGCCAGCCGAGCGCGTGGTGTCGTTCGTCCAGGCAGGCCCGCGCGTGAGCGTCGGTGTGCCGGCGTTGCTCCACACAAACAGGTCATACACGCTGCTTGCCGCCACCGCGGCCGGGCCGGCACTGCCCACCGAGGAAGCCGTGGTGACGTTGGACAACTCGCTAAACGTCGTCGGCACCATCGCTGCGCCGCTGTACAGCACGATCTGATTGCCGACATATGGCGTGTAAAAAATCGTGGTCTTGGCCGACTGCGTCGTGATCATCACGGGCGTTGCGGTCTGCAGCGTCAGCCGTCCCTGCGGCGGAACGGGAGTGGCAGAACCGCCGACCGCATTTGCCTTGATCTGGCCTGTGGTGGTGCGATCCCACGTCACCGTGGCGGTGTCGGTGAGCACCCGCTCGCTGGTCAGCGTCGCGTCGGCCGTCGAGGTGATGTACTCCGCACCGACTGGCGCGCCGCTAGTCACCGTTGAGGTCAGGTTGCCGCCCGAAAACGCCAACCCGGTGCTGACGTTGACTGCAGACCATGTGTTAGCGGCAGAGCGATAATAGATCGTGTTGGTGCCGGTGGCACCGGCCAGTGAAGTCAGATCGGCATCGAGCGGCTGATAGGCTGCGGCGGCAGCAGTCGTCGTCAGATAACTGCCGAGATTTGCTTGAACGTAAGCGGTGGTCGCGATCGAGGTATCGTTATCGGCCGTTGCCGGCGTCGGTGCCTTCGGATCGCCGGTAAAGGTCGGCGAGGCGAGCGGCGCCCGCGCGGCAACAGCGGTGTTGGTCAGCAGGATCTGATCTTCGAGTTCGCCCAGCGTATCGGCGCCCGGCCCTGCCGTGCCGACCAGCGCGGTGATGGCGTTGCTGACGAAGGCCGTGGTCGCAATCGAGGTATCATTGTCTCCTGCGGTTGGCGTCGGCGCTGTAGGATTGCCAGTCAGCGCAGGCGAGGCGAGCGTCGCATAGGCCGAAAGATCAATCGAGATGTTCTGCGTGCCGCTGTTGTAGTTGAGTGGCGCGGTTGCCGAGACAACGCCAGGCGGCCCTTGCGGCCCCACATCACCCTGCGGCCCCTGTATTCCGGGTGTTCCGGGCGCTCCTTGCGCACCGGTCGCGCCGGGCGATCCTTGCGCGCCGGTGTCACCTTGCGGCCCTTGCGCTCCGACGTCGCCTGGATCGCCCTTCGGTCCCGGTGATCCCGTCGCGCCAGTTGGGCCGGCATCACCTTGCGGCCCCGGCGGCCCAGGCGGTCCGGGCGGGCCTTGCTCACCGCCACCATCGCCACTTCCGCCGCCGGCGCCTCCGCCGGGGGCGATTGGAATGCGATCGATGCGGCCGTTCAGCTCGTCGACATCGTCATAAAGCTCGGTGAAATTCTTATTACACTTGTCGAACGAGATACGGATTGCATCATCGTTCGGCAGCTCATCGATATTGATTTTCTGCTGCGACATTTACGAATTGCTGGGCTCTCGTTGCTCGAGCGGCGGCGACTCGTGCAGCAGGCGCAGCGCGCTGGCGACTTGTCCGGCGAGCTCGGGCGGCAACGCGATCTTGGTGATGGCTTCGGCCACGCAGTCGCGCACGAACGGCACCATGCCCTTCGCCAGTTCGGTGATGTCGTTGTCGTCCATCATGCGGCCTCGCGATGTATGGCCTGCAATGCCTGCGTGAATTGCTGCGCGATGTTCTTGGCGGGAGTGGGCTTCGGCGCCGGCTCGGCCGGCTTGTCCTGTGCGGCTGGCTGCGGCGGTGCTGGCGGCGCGGCCGGCGCGAACGGATCGGCCTGCGCGTCGCGTTTGGCGAGCGCGGAAAGTGAATAATTTTGCTGCTGGAGATACGGTGAGGCCCCTCCGTCGACCGGCTTGAGGTCGAGCTTGCCGCGGCCCTCGTTCGGGCTCATCACGCCGGCGCCGACCGCATCGCGAATAGCGGTGACCTGGGTCACGGTATCCATGCGCAGCAGATTGTCGGTGTCGAACTCGGTGCCGAGACCTTCGCCGACGCCGATGCCGAGCGCGGCGTCGAGCAGCTCCTCCATTTCCTCGATGTGCGATTGCAGCGCTTGGGAATAATACTCGACGTTAAGGGCTTGCACGTTGTTGTAGGTCGGCAGCACGCCGACGCCGACCTTGTAGGGAGGCACATGGTAGACGCTGCAAACGACCTCGGCCGACCATTTCAGCTGTTCGATCATTTGCGCCTCAACGTTCGTGATCGACATCTTCTCATACTTCATTCCGCCGCTGAGAACCGCGACGCGACCGAGATTTACGCGCGAGAAGCGAAGCTCCCATTCCTCCTTGATCCGCTTTTCCTCCACATCGCTGATTTCACCGGGCGCTGTGAGAATGCCGCCCGGCACCGATGCATTCTCGAACAGCAGCGCGGAGGTTTTTTGCGCGTTGAGGCCGAGCATCGACGCGAGCCCCGAGGCGAACACCGGCGGCGTACCGACCAGCGGGTGAAATAAACAGTTAAAGCGATCGTGGATAATTTCGCGCGCCGGCACGATGATGTCGTCGATGTCGGCCAGGTTGTCACTACTCAAACGGTAGAACACACTGCCGTCGTCGGCGACCAGCGGCTGCACCCGCGTCGGATCGAGCACATGCAGCGCGGTCACCACCTGGCGGTTATCGCGCACCTTGAGCACATAGGTATTGCCGCGCGAGAGTTTCGATAACACCCAGCATTCCCAGAATTGATTCCGGGTTTGATAATTATTGGGCCGCCGCAATACCGGACTGAAGGCCGGATTCGTGGTCTCCGACCAGATGTCGTTCTTATCTTTCTCAACCAGTTTCACCCGCAGTTTGGCGATATCGCGGGCTATCAGCGTCTTGCAGGCGAAGTCGGCATGAAACGATGCTGCGGTGTCGACATTGATCTCGAGGTTGCGTTGCCACGCGCCGGTGAACGGCTCGCGGATCAGCGGATACCAACCGTCGCGATCCATCGGTAGCGAGTTGAGCGCCTTGCGCTGTTCGCCGGTAAAAGGAATAGGCAGGCCGAAGATGCGCATCAGGATTTTGCCCGCCCGATTTCATATTGCAGCCGCGCTATGCCCCAGCGCCCGTCGACATCGATGCCGAGCTGCGTGGCCTGCAGGCGCAGGCTGTCAATGTCGGGGCGGTCCTCGTCGCCACCGATCGCAGCTTCGGCCTCGGTGGTTGCAGGACCGGCGATACTATTGTTAGATTCAGTCACGAGTGGTGCTGCGCGAACCGGTGGTTTGTCCGGCGCGAACTTCGCTTTCTTGCCCGCGACCAGCGCGATGGCGTGCCTGGGCGGCACCTCGTATTCCTCGCCGGCGACCAGATGCCGGGTGCCGTACTTGTGCGGCTTGATCGCCGTCAAGGTGCGCATTTTCATCGGCTATCCATTCGAAAAAATGGGGTGGGCGAGGAGGCCACCCACCCCCAGGCAGCGAGCTGTTAGGCGGTGTGGACGGGTCCGCCCCAGTCAGCGCTGGTTAGATACGCGACCGACTGCGTGCGTCGGCGCAACCAGTTGATTACCCTTTCAGCACGAATCGCGACCGAGTTTGTTTGGTACATCGAGACGAGCTGCGTTGCGGTCGGTGTGATCGATGAGCCTGTCGGCGCATCGGACATTTCGAGCGATGCCTCGTTGCTGGAATCGATCGTGATATCACCATCGTCCGCCAGATAGATGTCCGAAGCATTGACCAGCACGACAACGCCCGCCGGCGCGTAATCGCTGGCGATCACCGGGAAGCCGAACAGCACGCCGCCGGTCATGGACATGCCGGCGAATTCCGGTTGCCCGAGCGGATTCGTCATCGAGGTCAAGGCCGCCGCAACAGTCGATCCCATGATGAAGACACCGCTGGTCGGCGGATTGTTGGCCGCCATGTATTTTGCGATGAGGGATCGGATATCGAGTCGAACCGCGTCGGCGTCATCACCCGACGACACAATGCTGGGAGCACCGTTGGTGATCGAGGCCGGCGAGACTCCAGCCACCGCCGTCTTCGACGGCGTGATGAAGTCGAGGTCCAATCGTTCCTTCAGCGCGGCGGCCAACTGATCGCGAACAATCGTGTCGGACTTGGGTGACGAGAATCGAATCGATTCCATTGTCAGCACACAGATATTTGCGACCTTGAGCGGAGGCAGCGTCAGGCGCGCGAAGTTAAACGAGGTCAACGGTTTTGCCTTGCCCTCGCCGACCCAGTAGCCGGCACCCCCCGCGGTTTGCTGCACCATCGGCACGTTGAACATGACCGAGCGCATCGACGGAACGCCACCGGTCCCGAAGCGACCGAGGATCGTTTGCGGGCGCAGCCACTCGATGAAGTCTTGTGCCGTGGCGCCCTCG